TATGCACCGCCAACTTCAACCACTAGGTCATTAGGTGCGAGCAAGTCTAATGACTCTAAAGTACTCCGACTCCATTGGAAGGTACTTGTCGCCTGTTCGTAAAAAAATCCCACGCTTCCTCAAGCGTGCCAAGCTCTAAGTCATCCGACTTCCATGTGTCATCGGTAATCTCCTTGTCTAGCTTCATGCTGTGCTGCGCTGTGTACTTACAGTACTTAGCACGAAACTCTTCATCTAAACGCCATGCGTTTATTGCATCAAGGTCTTCCATCGTGTAATCATCAATAGAAATCTTGTCGTTATCCAGCTTCTTATGAAGTTTAGGATGGTTCTCCTTGTACCAGCCCAAGAGCATTTGTCTACGCTCTTCGACTACCTTATCAAAACGAATAGGGGTCGGCTTGACTTCAAACCGAACCCCCATAAATTCGCCAGTTACTTTTGTAATACGTCCCATAAATTGCTCGCTTTATTTTAGGGTTATTATGTGTTAAACTCTACAAACTCATAATCAGTAGAAAGTTGTAGGGTCGGTTCTTTAAACTTGAGTGTGTCATCATCTCCAATCTCTACAGAGACTCTAACATACTCACAAGCAGCAACAAGTGTTTTACTTACGTTTTGAACACCTGTCCCACTAATGTTTGTAGTTGCTTGTACACCAGTAGTTGACCCAGAGTCATCATAACACTGAATCCCGATTACTGGGCTAGTTGCTGAATCTTCAGTTACATTGATACTAAACGTTAACACCTTAGCTGGAAACGGAAAATGTATATCTCTATACATAATTCCTCCAGAACTTGCTGCATCTGTTATAGTTTGCACTCCATCGGTAAAGTCTAGCGTATCAATAGTGTCTGTCCACCCTGCTGCTAAATCAGTAGTAGAACCCTCTTGCCAACCATACAAGGCTAATCCATTCTTACAGTAGGACATCTCAGCTGAGTGCTTGCCATCAGATGAATTATATCCACCTTTGGCTTCACGTGCGCTAGAGAATCGGAAGGACATATTATCTTCAAACCCTTTATTAATTTGAAGTGTGCCTTCCATTTGAAGAATGGAGTCGTCTAATCCATATCCAGTGAACACTAGGTTGGTCTGAGCGTCTGCCCACGTGTACAACTGTGCTTTAGCGGATTGGCTATATACTCCAGTAACGGTGATGTTATAGTTCTTGCTAGTTATTATCTCACGGTTATTTTCAATGACCTGTGTGTTAGGTTCAATGCTAATAACTTGGCGAGACGCTTCAGCCGCACCTTCCTGAACAACAGAAAACAATAACGTTTCTGTGAGGTCAGAAGTATTAACCAAAGCTAGTTTGCTTAGTTGCGTAGGCATGATTCGTTACCAGTTAAAATGTTAGGATTCTTATGCAGGAGCCGTTACAGCGATAGCTACTTCACCATCTACATCAGAAGCCTGAGCAATCAAAACAGTCTCAAGTCTACCGTTATCAAATGCGTTGTGTCCCTGAATATAAGTGGTTGCAGTAGTAATGTCGTGAGAACCTGCCTTACCGTGTAGTCTTAATCTACCTTCAGTTGGAACAGTTCCATCAGTTGAAACAAGAGAACTACCAAGTATAGCTGTAGTAGCTCCAGAACCCCCTACTGCAGTAAAGTTAGTGTCTGTGCTTCTTATTACAATACGACCAGTGTAAGACTCGTATATTTCACGATTGTCTTCTACATTTACCGTATCTGGTTCGAGTCCTACTTCGACTCCTTCTACTGTGATATTCTTAATGTACTCTGGAGTACCTTGTGATGCTCCAGCAGATGTAAGAATCTCAGCGTATTCAAATATTAACTTTGCCATTGTTTTTTGTGTTTAGTTTAGGATATTTGGATTATACTTTCAAAATTGACTACAGTAGATAAGTATCCATCTCTTTCCTCGATACCATCTACTCCAATAACTGTTAACGTCCACAGGTCACTGTTTACGTCTGAAGCCGTTGTCTCGGTTGCCCAATCAAACAGCTGGTCACTAATTTCAAGTGCCCTATCGTATATCGTGTCTTTCAAGCTATGCGAATCGGGCTGTTCAATATATACTAGCGCTTGGAACCTTTGGTTCAATTCGTTAGGTTTTTCGTCATTAAGCCTGTAATCAGTAGTTCCGTTTAATAGTTTGAACACTACTACTTCACGCTTAATGTCTGCACGCTTCCTAATATCGAAATTGTTACCGCTAAACTTCAATACCTTTTCAACGGTTGGTCTCGCATCTGAAGATGAATAGGAACTGAAGCTCGTTACGTACCCACTAAGTATTGCGTTTCTATCCATGTTATATGCTTATTATTTGAGCACCCTGAACAGTAGAGGACTCGTTTAAATATTCTGTTATAAAGCTCTCTATTTTTTGTAGGTTCTCTTGTTGAATGGCGGAGTCCATGTCTTTTTCTTCTGGAGCCCATTGCCTTACTGGCATCTTTGAACGACCACCCCTACCTGTAGATAATCCATATTGATGAGCCTCCATATACGCATCCATCTTGCTATCACCGAACTCAAACTCGAATGAATTATCACCCTGAATAGAGGCATATATATTGTCCATAGCTCCATTGGTCGAGTAGAACTTAAACCTTAAATCAGCAGTGTAGTCTCCACCTTTTCTTCTAGCATGAGAATCGCCCAAGTCCTCCCAAGGCGTGCCATCAGCAGAAAAACCCTGCTCACTAAGGTCTTTTACCGATTGAACAAAAACGTCAGATGTAAATTCTAGTGCATCATTTAAAAATCCACTATCATTTAATTTAGACGCTAAGTCATCTGTTAATATTTGACCTAGTGTTGGCATACTAGTACATACTCATAAATCGGACTCTTGGGGTAGTCTTTGGCTTTGCCAGTAGACCACTGAGCCTTCTAAGGTTAGCGGTAAGGTACTGGTTGTACATATTGTAATATTTACCAGCTTTCGTGAATGAGTAACTATCTCTGTGCGTTGCGTCCTGTGCAAACCACAACTCTAAAAATTTGTATGAAAGCAAGTCAACGAGAAGTTCTTCAGAATCTGCTGCGTGTATAGCGTCTAATAACGCTGTCTCTGTAGCATACGTAGAATCGTTTATGTATTGCCTTAGATTCTCAAGAATATCCGTTTTAAGGAGCTTAATTGCTTTACCTAGTATTAGGTTATCCTTCTCTGATAGATTGAGCACGGTAGTGCCTGTAGTGACGTTAACGCCCTTAAACGTTAGCTCTTCTAGTGCATCAATATTGTTTCTAGTAAGTGTTAAGTCGCTAAACGCCATGAGTATTGTTTTGTGTGTAGTTAAAAAATAGGGGGTGACCCCGAAGAGCCACACCCCAATAATTAGTTACTAGGGCTTACGCCTTAGCTACGTTACCACGAATGTATCGTCCACCTAAGTCTGGTCTGAATACCTTAACTCCGTATAGTACTTCGATAAGGATGTCAGCGCCTGACTTGGTTTCTTCTACAGTCAACGTGTAGTTTACGTTGTTCATTGGCTCGAAACCAGCAGCTCTACGAACGCCTGAACCTGAACCGCTATCCACTGAAGGCATTACAGCAGTTACTAAGGCAAGGGCAGATGGGTCGTAGAAGAACTGCTCACGTCCAGTGTCGCCTGAAGCAATATCAACTGGGTTGATAGTAGCGTTGTTAGCAACAGCGGCACGTAATGGCTCTTTAAGAGTCAATACAGTTCCAGTTTGAGACTCAACAGTGTAGAAGTCATCCGTGCCTTTAGCAGAACCGAAAGTAACGATGTCACCCTCAGCTAAAGATACAGTAGCAGCACCACCAGAACCATTGTCAATGGTTAACTCAGTTTGCCCGATAGCTTCGTCAGCAGCTAATGTAGCGTCAGTTACCGTAGCCGCAGTGTGGCTAGAACCTTGATTGTCTACAAAGAAGTCGAAACCATACGCACGAGCCATAGCTCCACCTAACTGAATACCAGCATCTCCACGAGTGTTAGCTTGTTGGAAGATGTTTAGGGTAGTCAAGTCTTTCTCTACGAATGGGTCAATAACCATCATTAAGTTATCCGTAGTGAACTTACGAGAAGCCATAATTCTACGAGCTTCTGCAAGGTCATTGTCGTCCATTACAGTAGAGTCAGTGTTGTTGTCAGCGAAAGCTACTTCAAAAGCCTTACGAGCTTCTACTTTTACGTCAGCATTGATTTGGTCAATAAGCTGGTGTAGTCTTGGTACAAAGTGCTGTTGTACTAAGTCAGGAAGCGCAAACTTTTGGTCAGCTTTGTCGATGCTGAAACCAGCATAGTAGTGCTTGTTGATAGTTAGCGTTTCTTCGCTAGCATCAGGAGTTCCTAGACTATAAGAACCTGAGTAAGAAGAAGGGGAACCACTAGGCTTTACGGCACGAGTGATGTTTACAGACTTGTTACGAGCTGCAACGAGTCCTTCGATAGATGCGCCAGCTACGTTAGTAACGGCTTTAGATACCATTGGTCGGTCTGGATATTGGTTAGCTAGAGCTACCTCTACAAACGCCTCTGGTTCGTATATATTGAAATTGCTATTAATTGCCATGTCTTTATAAAAGTTAAATTATAGGTATAATGTTATATTTTAGCTTTTGGGTCGCTATGACCAGAACATGACAATTAAGGTTTTGCCTAACCATAAAAGATGGATTTACGCTTGTTCAGCCCAACCGCCTGCTGCTTTCATTGCTCCAAAGAGCTCTTCAGCTTTAGCACGGTCTGCTGGATTAGACGAGCGTACAAGTTGTTGAAACTCTGCTCGGCTAGGTCTTTCACTACTAGCTGGAGTACCACCAGTTGCTCCGCCAGCGCCCACTTTCTTGGGCTTCGCAAATTGTTTAGCAAACTCAACGAGTGAGTTAGCCACTGACTTTCTGTTGCCTTGAGCGTCTAGGTCA